CAGGATTGTATGCAATCGGAGAAAAAGAAGCACAGAACAAAATAACATGGACGCTACAATCAAAACACCTTAAAGGCGAGGCTATAGATATCATACCAACGCGTGCCGGTGTATACTGGTGGGGTGCTCCGTCGGAAGTATGGAAGCGCATCGGGGAGATAGGGAAAGAATGCGGCATGAAATGGGGCGGAGACTGGAAGCAGACAGATACGCCTCACTTTGAGATATAGGGAGGTAAATCATGGGCATAGGCATAGACCTGAAAGGCATCGGAGATATATTCAGCGGTGCCGGAAAGTTTGCCGGAGACATGCGGCAAGCCATAACCGGGGACATATCCGCCGAAAAAAAGGCGGAACTTGAACCCAAGATGCAGGAGTTTGAATCAGCCGCCGCTAACGCGCAGGCTGAAATCAATAAAATAGAGGCGTCAAGCGCGAGCCTTTTTGTCGCTGGTTGGCGGCCCGCGTTCGGATGGCTCGGGGTGATTATTGTGGCTATGGTCTATATAGTCAATCCAGTATTGACTTATTTCGGCGTGCATGTAGTACAGGCTAACCTGGACGATTTGTGGCCGATCATAACCGGCATTTTGGGCCTTGGCGGAATGCGAACCTATGAAAAAGCGCAGGGCGTCGAGGGCCGCCACTAAAAGTATATATTGAAAATCAATACCGCGTCAAAATGGCGCGGTTTTTTTTATTTAGTAAACACTTGTTTAGTAAAATAAGTAAAAAAAACGTACTTTTCTGTCAAAAAAGTATTGACAAGCATATCTGAAAAGTATATACTCTTATTATCAAGAGTTTGGGAGGACGATATGAAGTATGCAAGCTACAAGATCGACGGAAGCAAGGCCAACGAGTTCAGGGCGGCGGCTATGGCTCTTTTCGCCGATGCCAGGGTCAAGAACGAAATAGGATCAAGAATGATCAATATGGATCGCGCAACGATGAATTTTGAACTTGACGTGCGAGGCGACTGCCCCGCGTCGATCCTTGACCTTGGCAAAAGGTTTGGAACCCCGGCCAACTCATACGAGTAATGGCAAGGAGATTTGATATGGAGGATAACATTATGGCATTGATACGGTGCGGAGTAAAAGATCGGATTACTGGCGAGTTAGTCTACAAGACTAATAAAACAGATTATCATACAGCTCATATCAGAGCCGAAAAGTGGTGCAATAAACATCTTGGATATAGAGGATCGATTGTCGAACTTGCCTATTAGATAATATAAGGAGTAATTATGGCAATAAAGCGAATTGACGGCGAGTGGTACACAAAGACAAGCGAGGGCTGGATATGGATGCCATGCCTGCACGCGGCAATATCTTTTGCAAAGGAGGTAAAGCTTGAATCAAGATAAACTGATTGGAACGTATCGGGCGATCAAGACTGGCAAAAACAATATAACCGTCACAATCCCGCGCCGATACGTTATCGATCATGGAATCGAGTCTGGCAATGACATTGACATTTATTCTCAAGACGGGCTTTTGATCATGATACCAGCGAAAGAAAGGAAGTAACCAAGTGAAACCCTATCATCTTGAAACACAACCATACAACAACGGCACGGAATGCCGAGGGACATACAAATGCGACAAGTGCCAATCATGCTCGCGGTTTGCGCCGTTGTCAGAATCAAATAACCGTATATTGACACCTACCGGCAACGGCAATTCATGCCAGGCATTCAGGGGTAAGATATGAAAAGTGAAGAAAAGTTTTATATCCAGGTGGCAACCGCGTTTTGCCTGATTGTACTTTTTATATCCATGTTTGTGCTGATTGGATATGGTATAGGAGTGTCAACGATAAAACCAAGAACGATTGAGCTCGCACAGTCGTACCATAGTGGCGCGATCCCGGCCAATGTACCTGTTTGGGCAGTGTACGAGGATGGGGGGAGATTGTCGGCTTATTCGGCTATTGCCACCGATACCGGGATGATTCATGATTTTGCTATCAATGGCGAGCCGGTACCGTTCGATCCTCTCCCGGAGCCTATGGCATGGACCGAGCTGGACGCTGGAATACTTGAGGTGCTAAAATGAATGAAAAAGACTTGTCAGCATTTTATAGTGCTCACCCGGAAGTCCTTGCTTCCCTTGAGCAAGAGGAAATCGAGGACATGACCTATGAAGAACTCGACGAACTGGCAACTATCGCCGATGAGAGAAAGTTTGGGGGAAAAGATGACAGATAAACGGATTGCCACGATACGTGAGGCGCTGGAAAAGGCAATAGATAACCTTAGTTATTATGACGGTTTTGATTTTGGTCAATGGGAAAAGGCGCTTGCCGCCCTCAACTCTTTGGCCTCCGAGCCATGCACCGATGCGAGGGAGTTGGCAATCCGAGCATCGGTTATTTTCGGAGTATCCCGCCCACAAGTCGGAGGCGACCCAGGGAATGATCCCGCTCTCGACAGGGTAACCGCCCTCATCCAATCCGCCTTCGACAAGATCAGGCGGGAGTGCGCAGATAGGGCCGAAAAATACCTATCTCTGTGCGGATGGGAATCTGACGGATTAACCTCTGCCATCCTTTCCCCCGAGTCAGTGGGCGCGGAGCCGGTAAAAAAAAGCAAGCCATACACCGACGCGGATGAACTGCGCGGCTATATCGACGCCGCCGGAATGTTCGTGTACGCTCCTCTAGCCGGTGATCCGTGCCCGCACTGTGGGAAGACACTCATCAACGTGAGCCGATACCAAGACGATCCCGATTGGTTCCCCTACTGTCCGCATTGCGAACGTAGATCAGATGTTGAATACAAGGATTATTCTGTGGAAACACCGGCAGAGTCGGAGCCGGAGCGTGGTCCGGAGGTGGGGGATTTGGTAGTATGGATTTATGCTGGTGAAACCCATGTCAAAATAGCTGATGAGACATTGCTCGATGCGTTTTCAATAGATCCACTTGAGCATCAGGAAATAGTCATCATGCGAGCCGCAGAACTCCAGCGCCGAATCGAGGCCGAGCGATGAGTACCAAACTTGAGTTACTTTTTCGCAAGGCGCAATATGGATCGATGACGCCTGAAGAACAGAAGGAGCTGGCAAGCGAGGCTATGATCTATCACGATATGGCTGTGCGGCTTGAACGTGCACTACACGAAATACTGAAAGAGGTAGAACATGATGCAAGTTGAGTTTGCAGGAAATTGCCCGGCGCATATTTGCGTCACGCACTGGCGGTTCAATGCCGGCGGCAACTTTGACCATTCGGCAAGGGTGTACAACGATGTCGAAATTGAAAAGCGCAATGCAGAGCGCAAGGCTTCTGCGGCTGAAAATGCTGCACGTCGTCGAGAGGTAGCAGATGCAAAATATGAAGCCGACAAAGAGCGGCGCAAGGCCGAGAAAAAGTTACGCGATGCAATATCGCGCCGATTGCGCGATGAGGCAAAGGCAAGGAAAAAGCCTGTCATCGTCATACCAGAAGGGTATATATGGTCGCATTATGCAAAAGGTATGTCGCCGACAAGTATTTGTAAATATGTAAATGAAGGCAGGTTACATGGCATAAAATCAGGCCGTCGCCTGTACGTAAACCAGGCGGAAGTATCAGAGTTAAAAGAGATAAACAGACAAAAAATGCTTGATTGCCTTAACAAAGGATGGACACGAAAGAAGTAGAAAAAAGCCCCGGCAAACGCCGGGGCTTTTTATTACAATAAATCATTCTGTCTATAAACAATTGGTTCAGGTTGGAATAATTGGCCTTGCGCAGCGTGCTTCTGGTATCGTTCGCAAGCTGCATCATAATAGTCTTTGTCGAGTTCCATCCATGTCAGGTCGTAGCCGAGATCGTGGCAAGCGATGCAGATTGAGCCGGAACCTCCATGCGTATCAAGAATGCGGTCGCCGGGTTTTGCGTAACGGGATAAAAGCCATTTGTAGAGGGCTACGGGTTTTTGGGTGGGATGGATGAGTGGCTTTTCGTTTGCCTTCATCATATTGCTCATCCAGAATAATCTAAAAAAAACAGTTGTATTTTTATAAAAAGACGAAAAAGCAATCTCTCCGTCAGACATAAAGCTGTCACCGTTTTGCTTGTCCCATATAATTGTATGGCGAGACGGAAAGGGGATGTTGACAGACATATAATTTCCGCCCCATATAATTTGGTTTTTTGAAACTCTGCATAATTCAAAAAAGTACTCTTTTGGTGGTATATCAGAGTCCCATGCCGATTTCATTATCGTATTAGACCCTCCGCCAATCCCATACGGCGGATCAACTATCGCCAGCTCAAAAGCTTTATCGGGTAGGCCGCGCATGTAGTCCATGCAATCACAGTTTAACATAGTTATCATAATATCACTCCTCTAAAAAGGTATATCGTCAAAATATGCTTTCAACGGCCCGCCCCATTCGTGACGCTTGACTCGCTCGTACTTTCCATCGGGTATTGTCCATACTCTTGTGGCCGTATGCAAGTCTGGCCGTGATACAAAGTCATCAGCGCTACGCGGATACGGTTCATTCATTCCCATCTCATGACAAAACTTGCGATAGTAAAAATCTCCCCATTGTGTAGTTGTTTCCGGGAAAACCCATTCATAGATTGAGTTGAGGCCGGTTGAATATGTAATCTTGACCGAATCTCTTTTGCCTTCTTTTTTATGCACGTCAAAATATGTCGCTACCACCTGATATTCTTCTGGCTCTATTTGCGCTTTCAGGATTGGCGCTTCCGTCGGCGTGCTCGCAATCTGTATATCGTTTTTTGGGAACTCATGGCCACAGACCGGGCATACCCTCATCGCCGCATGGATGATAGTCATACACTCTGGGCACTCTTTTGCAGGTGGCACGCCTTCACCATCGAACGGTTTCCGGTCTGGGTCAACAGCGTCAATAGGTCCGTGCCGGATTGTCAAGCCCGCGTAGTCGGCTATAAGACAATCTGTTTTCCCTGGTGCGTTTCTCAATCCACGCCCGACCATTTGGACATAAAGGCCAACCGATTCGGTCGGGCGCATAAGCGCAATAAAATCCACAGCCGGAACATTGAACCCGGTTGTCAAAACATTTATATTTATTAAGCATCGAATCGGATGCAATGAATTGCCTTTGAACGCTTCAATCAATTCGTCGCGTTCGCTTTTCGGGGTTTCTCCGGTTATGATTGCTGATTCTACACCGTGCGAATCAAAGCATGATTTTATCTGTTCGGCGTGTTTGATTCCGCACGAAAATACAAGCCATTTTTTGCGATCCTGCGCCCTGGTTATTATATCGCGCACGGCTTGTTCTGTAGTGTCGCCTTCCATGACGTGAGCTTCTAGTTCTCCGGCAACGTATTCTCTACCTGAAATCCGCACTCCATTTCCATCGATATGCACTGGCGTTGACTTTGTTACGACGTGGCACAGATAACCTTGGTCAATCAAAGATTGTACCGGCACGTCATAGATGATTGAATCAAAGATTGCTCCATCGCCGATATGGAGCCATCCCGAATCAAGCCGATATGGAGTGGCTGATAATCCTATTACTTTCAAGTGCGGATACATTTGTTTGAGTGTTTTGAGCGTTGACAAATATCGCGTCGATTCATTGCGAGGTATCAGGTGCGCCTCATCGACCATCACGATTTCAGGCGGTGGAGTCATTTTGTGGACATGCGCCGCAAGCGATTGAATGCCAGCTATCAAGATATCAGCGTGCAATTCTTTTCTACCAATTCCAGCCGAAAATATACCGGCTGGCGCCTCCGGCCAATGCGCTTTCAATTCATTATAGTTTTGTTGCAATAGTTCCTTAACATGCGCAAGAACAAGTATCCGCGTTCCAGGCCATTTTGTGCAGATATCTTTTATCAATGCGGCCATAATCAAAGACTTCCCGCCTCCGGTCGGAACTACTAAAAGCCCATTGCCGGAGTTTGGAAGTTGCCAGTATTTGTATACAGATTCAATACATTCTTGCTGGTATGGATATAGGGTTTTCATATAAGATTTTCTTGCCTATATACGATTGGCTTAGGCTCAAACAGTTGCCCCTGTGCAGCGTGCTTCTGATACCGCTCGCAAGCCGCATCATAGTAGTCTTTGTCTAGTTCCATCCATGTCAGATCGTAGCCTAGATCGTGGCAGGCGATGCAGATTGAGCCTGAGCCGCCGTGGGTGTCTAGGATGCGGTCGCCGGGCTTGGCGTATCGGGACAAAAGCCACTTGTACAACGCCACGGGTTTTTGGGTGGGGTGGATGCGATTTTCTTTGTTTTTCATATCTTGCTGTATCATCCCATTCCATGCAAACTCAAATATATTTACGCTTTTTGTCATAGATAAATAGGCTTCTTCAGCTCTTCCAAACGCCGTTCCTTTTTTATCCCAAACAATCCTCCCGCCGTGAAGATTTATTTTTGTATAAAAATTAACACCCCATACAATCTGATTTTTTGATACACGAAACAACTCATTCCAGTATGATACATTTGGCTCTACGTTTTCAAATTGTGCGTATTCTGTTCTTTCTGTCGCTTGTTTTGATTTTGTTTTGCAGTCAATAAGCCCGATGGCATCATCCCCGCCATACGGCGGGTCAACTATCGCCAGCTCGAATGCTTTATCGGGAAGGCCGCGCATATATTCCATGCAATCACAATTAAGCATTGTTATCATAATCCTCGCATCCTTCTTTCTGAAACTCCACGGGCACAAGCCCATCGTATTTTGAACAATAAAAACCTTCCGCACAAAATGCGCCGAATTGACAAGTTCTACAATTCTTTTCCGGCGCTTCTATGCCGTGGCATATCATTTTGTATTGGCAAAACTTGCAATCGAATGCCGCCGGATTGTCAGATATCCTTGTAACAGGCTCGCGTGACGATATTATATAATCTGCCAGCTCGATGATGTAATTATACATTGCCTTGTCGTACTTTATGCGTTCGGCATAAATCTCATCGGTGTCTTTGTTCACCGCGATATAGTACGCGCGTTCGATTTTCATGGCTCCCATGTATGTTTGCATCTGGATATAGTGCTCTGGTTTTGCCTCTTGTACTCCGACGCCATTCAATTTTTCCCATGATTTTTTGTTGTGCGTCTTGAACTCAAGAATATGTTCGCCTTTTGATTCCGGGAATCCTATTCCAACGCCATCGATTGATCCGCCGAAATGCGGAATGATTGATACGACTTCCTGCCGCCGTGATACTTTTATACCTATACCCTCAAGCTCTTTGACGATTCGATCCTCGGCAAGTTGGCCGGTCTCGAATAGACGAAGCATCCTGCCATCAAAGTTTGGTTTCTTGTACCATCTGAAAGAGTACCATATTTCACGGTCGCACTTTTTGCCTATTATTGATGCACCTAAATGCGGGCGTCTCCAATCTGGCACAATGGATTCGTGATATTTATATATCATCGATGGAATGGGTGAAATGGTGAATTGTGATAATTCCATAATGTTCTCTCTTTCTTTTATCCGGTGCCGGAATTGAACCGACAATGGGCCTGGTGTCAATTTTGACATGGCATACCATCCCGCCGGACAGGTGCATGACAGCGGGCCAACGGCCATATCATGCTTATATTGTGGCCTAGAGAATCAGAGCACTATTTGAACAATTCCCAGTCATCGGCTAGAAGTGAATCGGAGTCACTAATTCCAAAAAAATCATAGCCATTCTCGTCGATAATATCTCCGTCTACAATATGGATATAACCATCATCAGACCATGACTTCTGCCTGATTTTTTTCCCTTCCATCAGGTACGAAAATGCAGTGTTGAATCCAAATGTTCCGTCCATAATTCTCCCCCTTGTAATTAAAGAGCCCTGCGCGGAGGGCCAACGACCACGCGCTGGATTAAAAGAATCAGAGCAGCAAGCCCGAGGTGTTGAACCTCGTCATAGTGCTTACAGGGCACCATTCGCCACCGGGTCGGCTTGCAAGCGCCCCGTATCGCCGGGACCACGCGTGCACTTTGCTCGTGCAGAGCCGCCGCTTCGTATTTTCGGTGGCGAACCATATAGGCTGAAATAGGACAGCCTCCGTCCGGTGTTCAGCCCGCCGGTAGACTTTATGTTTATTTTTCCCAGGGCTTTTTGTTTGATACAATTCCGCTGATGGGTTCTGTTGTAGCGCTCGCAAAAGATTTTTCCCCATTCAGCGGCTTCCATTCCTTGACTTCGTTTTTAGCTGGATATCCTTTGCTCTCCGGGGTGACCGACCAATAGGCTGACGTGGGCTTATTGAGCAATTCGCTTTCATGCTTTGGATGAAGCGTTCCGATTGCAATAGCCAGCTGCCCGAGGTTTGCCTTGGCTATCTTTACGGCCGTATCGCTGTTATTCTTGAGGTTCAGGTTATTCCAGCACCTTTTCCCTTTGTATTCACCATCTATGATAGATGCCGTAAGGACAAGCATCTCGCCTGGACCAGACTGGCCGTTGGTTGGCTTCCACTCTGCGCTTGTTATTATTGTAGGGTACCAACCAGCGGGGACAGGTTCAAATGATATCGGCGGATTTTCCTCTACGGATCTCTGCGCGTCGAAATTGTTCCAGTTAAAATCACTCATTATTTCCCTCCAAGATATTCTGCAAAAGGATTGACGCCTTCTATGAAGGCGAGATCGGTCTTTATTCCAAGGCGGTTTTTCGATACATGCGATGGCGTCGGATAGCAAGTGATAATTCTATCATCTCCAGATGCGATAGCCTTCTTTTTGTCACCGGCACCTGTGGTATACATCTTTTGCTTGATGTACGCCACCACGTCGACGTCATTGGTATAATGCGGGATGCTCTTTTTGTGCATCGGTATCGAATACCGCATATATGGATCTCCGTCCGGCGGGTCGAAAGTCTCGGTTGACGCGTGAGCCAAGAACACGATATGCATTCCTTTGTTTTCGCATAGCCAACCGCAGGCCCGGCGCAATTCAAGATGCCGAGCCGACACAGCATCGTGAGCGTTGCCGTAGCCACCGAGCGCCTGATTAAGCCCCTTGGCCTTCGGGTCAAGCGCGAGCACTTCCGCCTCGACCATGATATTGTACCTGGTGATCGAGTCTATTACCAGCGTCTTGAACCCGTGATCTTCCTTGGCGAGTATAGCGATGGCTTCCATGACTTCCGCAGTCGTTTCGGCCACGGGAAACAGCGCCACGTCGTCGCGATCTGCAAGGCTCCGGCTGCCTTCCTCTGTACGGACAAAAACAGGCGATGGGAAAAGGCTCCCAAGGGTAGTCTTGCCCATTCCGCCATCGGCCACGATGGTAAAGATCAGCGGGCGCGATCCATTCGGGGCTTGTAGACTTTTAAGACTAAGCATTTTCATCCTCCACAATAACGAACCCCGGCTTGCCCGGTCTTTCGGTTATGGCTTCCG